GCCATTGAAGCAAGCGCTGTAGCGGGTCTAGACACAGGTCCGTTCCCATATTCGTCGCCTTGTAAGGCTAACTTATTTGTAGAACCCATGAGATGAACGTCGGTCATCCAAGCATAGGTTCTAAGTGTAACAGTTGTTGTCCCGCCTGTTACTGCGAGTTTTAAGGGTGCATAAACCAAATAGTTTAATGTACCCATATTCTGTACTTCCGATGCAGAAGTAATGTCCAACCAATTTTTATGTAAGAAAAATGGTAAAACCATTTCACCCCCGGCGTTGGCCTGAGGGTAAACATATAATCCTGGCTGCTGTGAATACGGCACCAAAATTGGATTAATTGGACTAGGAACTGTGATTTTATCAGAGACAAAACCCAGTAATGGCGAATAACACGCCCGTACGGCACCATACTGAAATGGAGTACCGTTTAAAATGATCTTGATATGCAGATTACCACGCAAGAATGCGTAGTTATCAAGCTTTTTCTTGATCAAGGTGTTGTTCAAAAACAAATACCATGGTTGAAGAGTAGTCTTCACGCCCAAAATATCTGAGGTTGTCCAAGTTGTGGTATCAATAAGCGTAGGACGCGCGAGAAAATTCCCGAGCGAAATATCATCTGTGTTGTCCACTAACGCCACACTGTTTGTGGAGAGGGGTGCATTCACGCACACACCACCTTCATTATCAATGAAAGTGACAGTTTGCGAATCCACAACACTCTCCCCTAATTGTGTGTCGACCACGACAGTTTCTGACTCTTCGTAAGAATCAGCTTGAAGTCTAAAAGGGAACTTACTAAAATGCGTATACGGATTCCCTGTTTCCATAATGCAAGTGACGGTTCTTCCGGTGACCGCCGCAACAACTTTTTTACTCTTATTGTTACTTTTCTGTGACTAGTTTGTTACACCAGAGTGATCAGCCAAAACCACACTGGCTGGGGGAGCGCTCGCTGACGCCTTCCAAAATCTCGTTACGAGATCATCCCATCTTGGAAGTGAAGAGTCAATTGCATATAAGCAATATGGTTCTCTGGCGAGAATTTCGGCAAAAAATGCCCTGTGTTTCTCAAACACTTCGCGACCATGAAAGAAAAATTCATTGTTCGCACTTTGGATCGTTGCCACCATTTGCGCATACTCATCAATTGTTTTAGATGGTACCCACATGGTCAACGACTTGTGCATCGATGCTTCATCCAATGGAGCAAGCATAGCGCCCACATCATCATTCCAAACCCATTTCCGTTTAAGAAATGCAACTTGGTCGATGTGAACGTAAGGAATCGATGCAGTTTCCTTATCAGGCATGGTATATTCCACACCAATTGTGGCCATCACATTCTGGTAGGAAGTGTGAGTAAACCACGGTGCGTTTGGACTAACACCCATTGCATTGTCGTCACCATATGTGAATAGACTCACATTCTGCTTAAAAGAAGTTACTTCATGGGCAGGATTGCAGAAATGATAAACATATCTGCCGTAGAGACTATTGACAATGGAATTGACAATAACTGTTAGGGGATGTCCAGAGGGG